TACAGCAAGTCAGGGTACTGGATCTGTAAATAATATTTTAGATGTTTACCCGTGGTTACAAAGTTATCTTGGAGCATATATGCTTGGTGGAGCAGGTAGTTTTCAGATGAGGGTAGTTAGAGGATAATGGCAGGTCAACTCGATACATTATTAAAGAATGTTGCTAAACAAGTAGTTGCTGACTTGGGATCTTCTTTTGATTCTTCTATTGTTTATACAAAAAAAGCATCGGGAAGTTATAACACGGCTACAGGTGCATATACTACAAGCGATACAACTTACAGCATCAAAGCTCCTGTTGAATTTGTTCAATCTACTGAAGATGATGGTAGAGAAAGAAGAGAAGCAAAAGTTTATATCACACCTGATTTGATTGGAGATAATCAACCTGATTTTCAAGATGAAGTTACATTAACTTATGCTGGATCTACAAGAGTAGGACAGATAGTTAATATAGATACAAGGCAAGGTAGACAGACTTATCTGTTTACTTTATTAGTGAGGTTCTAATGGTTAAATCAAATAATGTAGATAATATTGTTCCTGATTTAGAGGATCAATTAACAAAAGACTTAAATGCTTTTGTTAGAACTACTCTTGTTGGTTTATCAAGAGAAGAAGATCCTATTAGTCCTATTGATACTGGATTTTTTGCGTCAAGTTGGACAGTTGGTAGAACAAGACCTAGACCAAAAGATAAACGAGAAGATTTTAACCCGTGGAAAAATATAAAAGCCACAAGAAAAGGAGATAAATCCCCACAAGCAAAAGTTGAACCTAGATTTGTAGATAAAATAAAATATAATTTTAAAATTTATGAAAAAATATATATTGGTAATACAGCTAAGTATGCTGCTTACGCTTTAGCTTCTCCTCGTCAAAAAATTAATTTATTTATTCAAAGTGATCTTAAAAACACAATAAATCAAATATTTAAAGATAAAAAGTCAAAAGTTCTTCTTGGTTCAGAGTCAGTTCAAGGAGGCAGAGGTATTGGACAATTTGCTGATCCAAATAGAAGTTTTGTTGGTTATGAAAATGTTTCTGATATAGCTAATCAATGACTTTAGTAAACACCAGAGCAGCTTTTGAAAAAGCAGTAACAGATGCAGTTGCAGGAGTAGATGCTACTGTTGAAATGGTTTATGACAACATGGTTTATAAAACACCAGGTAAAACTAAAAAATACATTATTATATCTGTTGATTTTGGACAAGCAACACAACAAACTCAAGGTGCTGCACAAGATTTTTATTCTGGTGTAATTAGGTGTAATATTTATGTTCCGAGAGGAAAAGGTACTTCTGTTTTATCTTCATTAGGAGAAGCTGTTATTGATGGGCTTACTTCTGTAAATGCTTCAAATTATACTGATACATTTAATTGTTCTCCTAGAGTTGCTGATATATCAGGCATTGTTCCTATTGATATAGATGACTCTTCACATTTCTTAGGCTTAATATCTTGTCAATTTACTGCCAATGCCTAGTATAGTGTTAATAGCTATACATTAACATGACTAGAGCAGTTGATCTTTTAAAAAACAAGTTTGGAGTTTCTCAACTTTATAAACATGATGTAATCAAAGATAATGAGGTAATTCTTTCTGTCTATTGGCACCCATTAACTATTGCAGAAAGAGAATCAATAACAAAAAAATCAGATAGCAATGATCCAAATGATTTTGCATTAGCTCTTATGATTGAAAAATCATTAGATGAAAATGGTAAAAGAATTTTTCAAGATGGAGATAAGGCTTCATTAAGAAGAGAAGTTGAAGCAAATATATTACAAGAAATACAATTAGCCATGATTGAAGCTGGACAAACCAGAGGAGTTCAAGAGGCTAAAGCCGAATTGAAAAGCTAATAATGATTGGCAATTTATATTTTCATTAGCAAAAGAATTAGGGAAAACTGTTGCTGAACTTTCAGAAACTTTAACTGTAGAAGAAATGATAGGTTGGGCTGCTTATGCAGAAATAGAACATGAAGAATTAAAAAAACAACAAGAACAAGCACAACGATCTAGTGCTTTACGAGGTAAAAAGAGGTAATATAGAGAAAATGTTTTAATTTTTATATCAAGTGGCTAATTATGATGTATCAATAAGAATAGCCATTGCTGGTGCAAAAGAATTAGATCGTGTCAATAAAAGAACAGAACAATTAAAAAAATCAATTAATGAAATAAATAAAAGAGCAACAGCTGGTACTGCGGGTACTCCCGTTGTTAGAAATTTTAAAAATTTATCACGGGCAGTTACAGACGCTAGAGATGCTTTAGATGAAGCAGCTATTGGAACAAAAGAGTTTAATCAAGCAGTTAAAAATTTAATAACAGTAGAAAATAAATTTAATAGAGCTCAAAAAAATAAAAATAGGGCTTTAAAAGTTGAAGCAATAAGAAGAAAGGAAGGTTTAACATTACAACAGGCAAAAAATAAAATATTACAACAAGAACTTGAACTTGAAAATAAATTAGCTAATGCAAAAGCAAGAACAGCAATAAAAGAAAGAAACAGAAGATTTGGACAAACTGTATCTAGTGCAGCTATTGGTGGTGCATTTCCTTTGTTATTTGGACAAACAGGTGCAGCAGCTATTGGGGGTGGGCTTGGTGGTGCAGCAGGTGGTTTGATTGGTGGTCAATTTGGTTTTGCTCTATCTATAGTCGGTACGGCTGCAGGATCAGCTATTGAAAAAGTTGATAATTTTAATTTATCCGTTGCAAAATTAAACGGACAATTAAAAATTTTAGGTTTTGATTCTCAATTTACGGGAAGAGAAATAAATCAATTAGCAAATTCTTTAAAAATTACAAAAGAAGAAGCCTTTGAATTGGCAGGAGCTTTTAGTCGTTTTGGTAAAGAGAGAGGTAAATTGTTAGCTGAAACAATAGGTTCTGATACAAGTGCACTATTTGCAATAGCTAATGTTAAAGATCAATCTACTGCATTAGCAGCTATTGAAACAATTTCTAAAAATATTACTTTTGAAAAACAAGCAGAACTTATAGCCTCATTACAAACTAATACAGCTTCACAAATACAATTAAAATTACAAGAAATTTTATTGGAAGCAAAATTTGAAGAAAGAAAAGCCTTGATAGAAGAGATTGGAATTAGAGAAAGAATTTTTAAATTAGTTGCAAAAACAGCTTTATTCATTTCAGAAGGTAAGATGAGTGATATTGAATCACCTGAAGAGAGAGTTAAACGTCAACTGAAAGAATTAGAAGAAAGATTTGCTAAATTAAGATTACTTTTTGATGGTGTTATAGGTTCTATTCAATCCGTACAAATTGAAACTAATAATTTACAATTTTCCACAACAAAAACTTTAGAAGGGTTACAGCAAGAAATGAAAAAATTGATGAACCCAATGCAGCAAATAGTAAACTTATCAGATGTAATGGCAACTTCATTTGAAGAATCATTTAAAGGAATCATAAAAGGAACAATGTCTGTATCAGATGCGTTTAGAAATATGTTAAATCGTATTGCAGATCATTTCTTAGATACTGCTGCAAGAATGTTAGCTAATCAGTTTCAGCAAGGAATATTAGGTTTATTCAGTAATTTATTTAGTTTTAATGCTTTTAGTTCTGTTGGAGATCCAGCTTTAACAGGAGCATTTTCTGGGCCTGTAACTTCTGCTCCTTTTATAACAGAGGGTGTTTTTGACACACGATTTACTTCAAGTTTAGGTGGTGCTGGTTTTGCAAATGGTGGTAGACCTCCTGTTGGCAGAGCTTCGATTGTAGGAGAAAGAGGTGCTGAATTATTTGTTCCAGATAGAGCAGGTACTATTATTCCAAACCATGAATTAGGTGGCATGGGTGGTGTCACAAATAATATTGTAGTAAATGTAGATGCTTCTGGTTCTTCTGTTGAAGGAGATGAAGAACAAGGTAGAGAACTTGGTCGTATGATTTCAG